GATGAGACTGCTTTTTATGAATGGTCGTCATTGGAAAATTATGCTGGTTATTACAATGCAGTATCCATTAGGTGTTCCGCCAAACTTGCGAACGAATGTTGATTATGTATTTATTCTTCGTGAACCATATTTAACGAACAGAAAGCGTATATGGGAGAATTATGCAGGTATGTTTCCTACATTTGAATCTTTTTGTCAGGTTATGGATCAAACGACTGAAAATTATGAATGTTTAGTCGTAGATAATAACTGTAAATCTAACAAGTTACACGATGCCATCTACTGGTACAAGGCAGAGCCTCATGGTTCATTTAAGCTCGGTTCTAAGGAATTTTGGGAATTATCTAAGGATCTTGGTTCTGATGATGAAGAGGATTACAACCCAGACGCATCAAAGACCAAACGTGGGCCCAAAATCAATGTTCGGAAAAAACAGTGGTGAATCAGTCACAGAGTTATGGAGTATGAAGTATGAATTATAAATTATGAATTATGGATTCAATTGTTTAGGTAGCGCCGAGTTATCAAGTAATTGTTTCGCCATATTTTCTCGCATTTTCATTCTAGCCATTTCTAAATATGGACAATGGTGATCTTCAGGTAATCTGTGGTTCATACAATATTTGCCTTTACATAGTGAACATAACCCTTTATATTCATCAGCTTTTTTCTTACAGTCTTCAGCCAAACAACGCATTATGTATATTAGTATACTGTATGATATTATACTAATTTACAATTCTACTATTTTACTACTCAATTTTTCAAGCTCATTACTCATTCCCACCATCATTTTGGTCACCATCTTGGTTTGCATCCGCATCCATTTGTGACTTAGTAACAATATTATCGCCTTCAAACAGCTCAGCACGAATGTCAGCACTTGATACCTCACCGCCAGTATTAGCCAGAATATTGCTTTCAATAGTGTTTCTGCTATCAACTGACACAAGCTCACCACTTTCATTAAGGGTCTGAGTCAACATGTTACCACTCTCTAGTGCCTTCTTCTCATTATCAGCAATTGCCTTTTTCCTAGTATCCATAACCCTCTGGTCGAACGCATCCTTTGCCTTCTTCTCATTCTCACGCTTCTCATGCATCAGTTGGTTCAGTTCGGGTTCCAAATACTCAACACGCTGTGTCTTGTAAGCATCCGGATGGAATGGTAGCCAAACACCAACTGGTCCAACATGAATATCGTGTTCAGCATTGTCAAATTCTCGCAACATCTGCGCGCGAAGGTTAGCTTCTTCCTGGGTCTCAAATGCACCACGGAACTTGATACCACGAACACTTGTCTGGAAATTATGCTTCTTATCAAACTCTGCTTCCAACTTCTCTTCATTGTTATCTAAGAAATTCTTGTACTCATCATCAATAGTGAAATCACCAAACAAGTTGTCTTTCTCTGTCTTGGCAAACTCTTCCAAATCAACATTCAACTTCTCATAATCTAGTCCATACTTAAATGCAAGGAAACTCAAAAACTTGGTGAACTTCTCCATAGTCTTATTTAAGGGCCACTGTTTCACAAAATGCTCAAACATAAATAGGTGCTTGTCTTCAATAATCTTCTCGGGAGAGATGAAGCTAAAAACCCCCCACTTTTGTCCAGAAATAGGCTTGTCTTCAGTCAATAAATCAACATACTTCACATTCTTTGATCCATCTTGGTTAAGAGGCAAAACTACGCCACGGGGAGGTTCTCCTGTCTGCATTCTTTTAGATATGGATGTAACACTTTACCTGTTTAAGTTATTTGATAACCAAATAAACAATTGCTTTAACGATTTCAGCATTAAACATTAAGGATATTGTTAAGTGACGAGAGATTCATTTTTTTTCTGGCTATTATTTATAAGTGATGTTCGCGGGAATGTTTGACTGGCAAGAACTCGTCACCCGGGTTGTAATGTATCTTGTTGAGGGTCTCATGGTTGCCCTTGCTGCTTATGCTATCCCCAAGCGTCGGCTGCGCCTGGATGAGATCGCACTGATCGCTCTTACTGCTGCTGCCACCTTTAGCATTTTGGATACTTACGTGCCCTCCCTGGCCTCCGGTGCTCGCAATGGCGCTGGTGCTGGTATCGGCTTCAACCTTGTTGGTTTCCCTCGTTTCTAAACAGGTCGCCACCTAATTGTAGCTAGTAATTGATTCATTTATTTTGAGAAACTCATAATAAATCAATATTTTGAAAACTAATCTCCAAAGGCTTAATATAGGAGATGGGGAACTCATCTATGAAGCCATTAGTAATGCCATTAATTAAACCGTTTACCATATGTTCTGAAGATAGAAAACAAAAGAATAAAGATGGCACTTGTTTGAATGACCAATATGCTACTGAACCATTAATGGCACAAAAAGTAATATATGCTACTGAACCGTTTAGTGTGGATGAAGTTGAAAATGATGTGATTAGTGTAAAATCAAGGCAAAAACCATTACATCAGAGGTCACATTCTAAGATTACCAAACTCAAAAAACGCTTGCGATTGCCTAAGATTGCTGAGCAAGAATCATCGTGATAACTCTATTTTAGCCATTTTAGTTTGGCAAACCGCATTAATTCATTCATATCTACGTTACTGAGTTGCTGTCCTCCATATTGCATTAAGTGGTGAGCTTCAACTCCATGAGCTTGTCCCTTCTTGGTTTTTTTAATTTTCCATTTTTTAAATGCCTCTAGAAAAGAACGCTCATTTGGAAAAACCTTTTTCACGTCTGGTCTCACTTTATCCCATAAAGCTTTTACACGCTTCGAATCTCTAAACTGTTGAGATGCTCTAATAAGTCCCATTGCTTCGTCCCTGATTTCGTATATATCATTAAGAGCAATTGCTTCATAAAACTCATTCACTTCTTCTTTCATCCATTCATATTGATAACGTTTATCACCTTCAACTGCCAAACGTTTCTTTTCATCAGTCATAGTTCTATAGTCTACAATATTTGCCCATTTTGGTATGTCTATGGATGTCATATAATTTATCGTTACATATTTTCCATTTCATCAAACAATTCATAAATGCATTTATGAAAATGGTTACATAAATACATACACTTTCACGCATTCTATCACATATTAATATCCAATCCGCAGGAAATCATATAATTTCCATAAAATGACGAATACAATGAATAATCTGTATGCTAGTTTAGTAGCAACGGGCTTTGCAGAATTAACCACTATTCCAGTGTGCACAGTTAAAACAAATTATCAGAATACAAACAGTACATCTGTTCTATCTACTGCCAAACATATCTATACAACAAGAGGACTCAAGGCATTTTACATGGCAAGTCCACCAGCGATATTTGGTCAAATGTTGTCGACTAGCAGTAAATATACACTCTATAGATGGTTTGGTACATCAGAGACATACCCAATTAAGAATAAGTTTGCAAATGGCATTACAGCTGGGTTCATTAGCAGTTTAGCAACACATCCACTTGATGTAGCTAAGGTTCATTTGCAAATGAAGCAGTCAGTTTTCAAAGAAATACAGCAATCTGGGTTAAGTATCTTGTATAGAGGTTATAGTAAGACGTTCAGTAAAGTTATATTAGCCAGTAGTATGTTCTTTCCAATATATGAAACTATAAAGGAAAAAGTGAATAGTCCAGTCTTAGCATCAGCAACATCAGGGCTTGTAGCAACTACTATGATGCAACCGGTCGATTATTTGAAAACCAGACATATGATGGGATTATCATTATATAATGGACTCAATCTCAAACATTACTATAAAGGATATTTCATAAATCTATTAAGAATTGTTCCGCATTTTGTAATCACAATGTGTGTAATAGAATACATTATTTCTTAGTCTGAGATTATTGACGCTAGTTAGTTATTCAATTATATCTCATTTCAATAATGTATTATGTCATTTTCGCTTTGTTCGTTCCCAATCGGAACTCAGCTCCCACAGAGATTTATTATTTGAAGTAGACGGACGTTCTGTTGGAATAAAAGGCCATCCAAGATCATTACACATTTTTTGCCATAATTCATCTTGTTCATTCAATTTCTCGTCATCTTTGAGCATAGGGAAATAAGGCAAAAACTGTCGTTGGTCCACCAGTTCACAAAGCTTATAACCAGTATAATAATAATTAATGAAATTTACGCGAATATCCGGACAATACTTTGCAAATGGTGCCTGTGTCAACATAAATAGATTACATAATACTTCTTCTAACTCAGGTGACATAACAGGTGGCCTTATTCCAAGTTTGTCTTTGATATATGGTATATGTTCATAATACTTATTAAGACCAAGTTTCTTCAGCATTTCTTTCGCTTTCACGTTATCAAACCAAGATTCTGTTAACGGCAAACGTTCCTTTCTTGCTTGCTGGCGGATTGCTTCTAATACTTCATCGGGTATATGTGTCGTTTCTTTAGCTTGGAACTGAGCTAATACCTCTCTAAAATGGTTAATGCGACGATAAGCATAAAAGCATACCTCCTTAGGTGGCTCTTTATATGATGGTTTCTCATTTTCAACAAGGAATTTAGATGATTTGCAGCAATTATTGCAAACTAGCACTCCTTCATGTTCTACCGCAATAAGTTCTCCCTTATGACAATCTCGGCATATGTCCTGTGGAACAACGAATTCATTGATGTCCAGAAAAGACTGGTCAACATTTTTTAGATACTGTTTGACCGAATCGACACATTTGTCTCCAACCGCAACACTTAAGTCACGATTCTTTCTAACTTTAAAAAAATCATCTAGTTTCTTAGTTTTAACATGCCCTTCTTCAATGTTTTTCTTCTTCTCAAAGTAGTCAAAAATAAATTGACTGTTTTGAAGATAATACTCCTTCTTCTGCTTCTGTAGTGATTTAATTTTCCGATTTAACTTGTTGATTCTTTCTTTGATATCTTGCTGTTGATTGATGTTTAGAGATTCATTTAGTAGCCGTTCTTCCAGATTGCTGATTTCACTTTCATAATTCGGAATTACGACATCTTCATTATTTTGAAATTTAGCTAACATCTCACTATGCTTACTATTTAAGGTTACTGTTGTTTTTGGAT